ATAGGTGCTTGCTCTATTCTAATTGTTTGAGTAGGAGCAGTTGCAGCAGATTTAGCAATAATTGCTTCTATATCCTTTGCAGTAACAGGAGGAGCACCACCGTTTCCATTCCCATTTCCATTACCATTCATCTTCATAGTACCATCACCTTTCTTAGATGCGGTCTGAATTCCAAAGCTAGCTAAAACTCCTGTAAAAACTGAAGCTATGAATGTTGGGTCAATTTTCTGTTGTGGTACACCTGGAATAGCAACATAATTTAATGTCAATATTCCACCACTCCAGGCAAGAACAGTAATTCTGACCATTGTACTGATGATTGCTGCTTGTTCATCAGCATCAGGAAGAATAGCAGCTTTTGCTTTACCAAAGAAACCTTTCTTTTCTTCTTTAATTTCTTCGACTACTTCTTCCTTTATTTCTTCAGGCATAAGAATGAGAGTAACTCATTCTATTTAGAAATTTGGTATACCAGAAGATGGAATAGATGCTGAATTATCAGGAGCAGAAAGATCATTAGAACCTGTAGGAAGTGATCCACCAAGACCGCCACCCATTGATCCCATTACTGCTTCTATTGCTTGCTGCTTTACATTATCGATAATAGCATCCTTATTTACATAAACAAATGTACCAGCACCAATAATACCAGCAAGTGATACTCCTGACACAATGCTAATTACATTAGCAATATTATTAAAACTAAATTTCTTACAAGACATAATTTTTCTCCAAGTAATTTTTATTTATCAAACTCACTTCCTTCTCCAATATATTCAAGAGAAAGAATATCATGATCTTCAATATTAGGATTTATCCATTCTCTAAACTCTTGACGAATAGAATCTGCTTCCATAATATCTTCATATGTTCCTAATTTACACAAAACATCCATACGATGTATTGCCCAATCATAATTATTCTTTAGTGTTGTTTCTAAAGTTTCCATAATCTTTACGCATATAGCGTCCTAATATATTGCTATTGTAATACGCTGGTTCTCCATTGTCAAGAGATTCTTGTAAAACATTATTGAGAAACAACTGTTTTGTTTCTTCGTAATTTACATCTCCGAGCCTGGAGTGTAAGGAGAGGATCTCTCTTTTGAACGCTGAGTTTCCAAGAAGCTTTCTATCTGAATTAAGCTGGTCAGAGCTTCCATAGTATCGCTTCCAGTCACTCTCAGACGTAACCCGTCTCTTACCACCTCTAGGTTTACGCTTTTGCCAGAAGTATTTGCGTCCGATGTATTGCTGACCAGTTTGAAGATTAGTAATCCTGTAGACGAAACCGAACTTATCGTCAATATCGTCAGTAGTAAAAGTTGTACCCTTATAGGTCCAGGGATTTTCATAATCTCCTTCAACCACTTTGGTCTCATTGGTGGTTTCCATCCCATTATCTTTATAATATCTAAATTATATATTAGTCTTATAGAGTCTTAAAATTTGCCCCAACGCTTACAAAGCGATTTTACACACATTTGAGACTGATGTCAAGTCCTTGATAAATACCTAATAAAGTGTTATACTATCAATGTCCGTATATGTAAGAAACCTAACCATCAACTCTGGAGAAGATTTCAGTGAAGATATGGATTTAGTTAAAACTAGTGGACTACCAGTTAATATAACTGGATTTAGTGCAGAATCGCATTTAAGAAAATCACCTGATAGTTCCACCTATACTGGTATTGCAGTATCCTTTAGAGATGCTACAACTGGAAAAATTACAGTATCAATAGCAAACACTATTAGTGCTTATATAAAACCTGGAAGACATGTATATGATATAATGCTTATTAGACCTAACGGAACAAAAACTATTGCAGTAGAAGGAACAGCATTGGTTCGTCCAGGTATATCTACAGGATGTTTCTAATATTACTATTTAAGAATTATGGCAGTCTTTACCACTAACCTTGTAATACATACAGGAACAGATTTTGAACAAACCTTTGTATTTGAAGATGAAAATACAAATAGTGTTTTAAATTTAACAGGTTATACTGGATGTGCAAAGATAAAAAAATACGCTTCATCAACATCTTCTACATCATTTTTAATTAGTATTACTGGTCCAGATCAAGGACGTGCAAGACTATCTATAGGATCAACAGTAACATCCGCATTAAAACCAGGAAAATATTTTTACGACATGATACTAAAAGATCCAGCTGGAAAACTGGATCGAGTAATAGAAGGAGAAGTATTAATTAAAAAATCAGTTACTAGAATTTAAATTTAACGAAGTTTAGATGCAATCTTTGCAACTTTCATAATAACCTTACCCGTTCTACCAACCATTTGTCTTGTAAGTGGTGTAGGACCAGTTTTTAATCCTTTAGTAAAAGACCAAACTGGATTCGGAATCTTGGTAAGTTTGCCTGTTGCTTTATTTTTAATTCTACCAATCTTCTTAGCATCATCTTTAACGAGGTCAGTCATACTAGCAGTATCCTCCCAAGGAGTCTTACCCTTGTTCCACCAGGATTTTAGATCCTCGTTAAATTGTGCGTATGTTTTCACTTTGTATTCTGAGATACAATATCCTGAATAGTCTTAGCATCCATTTCACTCATTACATATAGTGCCTCATCCATATTATCTACTTGATTTGATTCAAACAAATAATTGCTAACGATATCAAAAGCATCATAGGATTCATCCCATCCAGGAGGAGCAATTTTCTTACTCTTTCTTCTGTCCTTTGCTGTATTAGAATTAGGGAAGTCTTTTGCAAAATCATCCATACTATATCCACTTCCTTTCTTCTTGGCTTTTTGGAAAGCAGCATTTTTATCTCTTAACTTCTCAACTTTATCCCCACCAAATCTTTCCTTATTCTGTGCAATCATCTTGCCTCTAGCAGAATTAGGATTAACCTGTCCTTTATCAGGACCAATTGTTCTTGCTTTTGGTAACTCTTTACCACTAGGATTTGCTGGACGTGCAAGTGTTATCTTTTCACTACCTGGTACCACTTTTGGTTTTTTATCTAAAATATTTTTATCTAAAAGACCTTTATCCTTCATATTTTTGAATGAAAGACTATCATCTTTTTTAACTTCTGGTTTCTTAAAGGCATCTGTACCACCCTTAACAAACTTTTTAACGTTTTTAACAGCACTTTTACCTGCCTTATATAAACCCTTAGCAGCACCAATTGCTAGAGGTACACCAACAAGACCTGCTCCACCAGCAATTGCTGCTGTAGGACCGTATTTCTTGAGAGCATTACCTACAGGTTTTAATGCATTACCAGCACCTTTTAATGCATTACCACCACCAGCAACTAATGCTTTAGCACCACCTTTTACTTTATCAACAACCTTACCACCTACTTTACCAGCAAGTTTACCAGCACGTTTTCCAGCAATTGCCAATCCTTTCACTGCAGGTCTAGCAACCTTTGCTAATGCACCAGCAGCTCTTGCTAACAATGCAGCTTCAACTATTTGCTGTAAATTTGCTACTTGTTGTGAATTTTCTTCTAGTATCTCATACTCTACACCATCAATACTTTCATTAAGTTCAGATGCATCTATGTAAATATAGTTTTCTGCATTAATTATAATTTTCTCTACAATATCATCTGGATTTGCATTCAATGCAAATTGAGCAATGGCATCTTCTGAATATCCTTCAGAAAACATAGTATCAATTAAAATCGCACTTGCTTCTGAAACTAATTGATTATCTACAGGTTCAGAAATATTTTCATAGATATTCTGAATATCTTCTATGTGCTTATAAGACATTTGTCAAACTATACTCTTACAAGTAATATTTATAATTATTATATCGTTCCTTTATTCCAGATCTCTCCAGGTTGTAACTTTAGGTTTAGGCTTTGCTGCAGATTTAAGAGCACCAGTAAGTGTACTTCTACCTTGAGCTATTCTCTGCTTTGCCATTTGCTGAGCCCGTTGAGCACCACTCAATTGTGGAGCAGGTTTTGCTACAGGTGCTGCCTGTACTGGTTTTGCTACAGATGCTTGTGGAGCAGCAGGTTTTACTGCTATGGGTGCTTGTGTTACGGGTCTGTTTGCTGTTTGTGCTGCCCTTCTCTGAGCACCAGTTTGTCTTCCCTGTATTGGTCCTTTATTAGATAAAGCACTTCTTACAGCATTAATTGCACTACCTATAGGTTTTCTGACTGCATTACCTAACTGAATACCACCAGTTTTTACAGGTCTTTGTCTGTTACCTTGTCCACCAACCGTTCTTTGTGGTGCTGCTTGAGGTACTGGTCTTACTGGAGGAGTAGAACCTGCTTGAGGTACTGGTCTTACTGGAGGAGTAGAACCTGCTTGAGGTACTGGTCTTACTGGAGGAGTAGATCCACCACCACTTTGTACTCTATCACCACTACCAGCCCTTAATTTATCCATAAGTGCCCTACCATCAACTTTTCTTCTTCCACCACTACCATTAGGAGCACTAGAAGATTGATTATTTACTTTTTGTGCTGTTCCAGTAGAATTTACTTTACTAACAGTAGAAGGACCTTCATTAGGTTTGACTCCAGCATCATTTGCATCCTTTTTCATATTAAGTACTGCCTGTTGAGCACGACCAGAAAGTCGTGATGGTCTACCACTTAATGTTGTCAGTCCACCAGAACTACCAGTAGAACTACCACTCGATGATGTATTATTATTGTTATTAGATTTTACAACAGGTTTTTGTGTAGTTTGAGTATTTTGAGTCTTTACTGGTGTATTATTAGATGTATTTTTGTTTAGTAATGCTCCAGAAAAACTTTTTTTAAGGGCACCTGGATTTTCCTTTTCAATTTCAGCAGCTTGCCTGTTCGTCTCATCCTCTGCTGCCTGTTTAGCAAGATATCGTTGCTTAAGTTTACTAACATACTTTTCAGAAAGATTACGCTCTTGAACATATTCTTCACCAAATCTTGCTTTCCATTGCTTATCAGAAACTCCAAGAGATAAACCACTTACTGGTTTCTTATCCTTTTTCTTTTGAACTACACCTGCAACATACTTGGGATCTTGATATTTTTTATCCAATTTTGCTTTAGGTTTGAATACTTTATCATAAGCATTAATTGCCATATCAGAAGCTTTTGATGCAGTAGCACCACCAATAAGACCACCAACAGCACCACCAACAATTCTAGCACCTGGTACAGGAATAGCAGCAGTTAAAGCAACACCTGCTGCAGCACCTTTACTAAAACCACCCCAGTATGAACCAGCCTTAACAGCACCTCTAACTGCAGATCCAGTCTTTCCATGACCCTTTTTCCTATAACCTTTGTAGGAATCATAAGCATCGTAAGCAGCAAATGCAGGTCCTGATAATTTTCCTAAAACTTTACTACTTCCTTTCAATGCTTTATTAACCAAACCTTTAGGTCTCAATAGTTTAGCTTTATTTTTTACAAGTCCTTTTACATCTGCATCAGCTGCACTCTTCATAA